TCATCACTTTCTCCGCTTCGAATCAGTGCCCGGTGCCGCCAGTCCCAAAGTTCGGTTAAGGTGAACAGGTACATTTCCGACGGCGGCCAGTGGAAGATGGCGGCGATATCCGCCATCAGGTCTTCAACGGTTAAACCGGCCGGGATTCCAGCGCCGATTTCGGCAACAAAAAACTGACGATGCCGCCGGCCAGTTGCGTAAAGTCAGCCGGATCCATTTCGCTGATTTCCTGCGGCGTCAGCGAAGGTGTGGAAACGCGCGGCAAGACGGTTGCCACCGCGGAATAATCCATTTCCAGCAGGTCGGCAAGCTTCACACCGCGCAGCGCGCCAGACTGTGGCTTGGTTAGGGTGATCTCGGTGATTTCGGTCTTGCCGCGTTGGATTGGAGTGTCCAGCATTACTTTGGTCGGTTCGGTCATTTGGTTGTGCTCCACGATTTTCAGAAAGAAGAGGGCGCCAGCGCTCTGGCGCCGAAGGAATTACAGGCCGATGGCCTGGCGGTGTTCAGCTAAGCGGTCGACGCCGCCAAAGCTTTCGATCATGTTCACCGTGTCGATCTCGCAAATTTCTTCGCCGGCGATGGTCAACTTGAAGTAGGTCACCGCGGTAGAAATTTTGGTGGCCGAGTTTTCGCCCTGCTTGTGCTCGCCAAAATCCAGCTCTTTATGGCGGCCGCGGATCACCGCTTCAACCGCCTGCACTTCGCCGGTGTCGTCGCGCTGAATTGAGCCGGTATAACGCAGCATAACGCCGTCCAGTTTTGCGACGCCCATTTGCTTAATCGGCAAGGCTTCGATGCCGCCAATTGTCCATTCAACATCAAGCGCGTCGTCATCCAACCCCAGATCGACTTTGGCGCTACCGCTCATGCCGCCGCCGCGGTAGTTCTCAAGCTTGCGCGTCAGCTTTGGCAGCGTCAGGGACTCAACGATCCCCTGCCAGTTGTTCCCCTCATTGAAGAGGTTCAGGTATTTCAATTTGCGTGGTAATGCCATTGCGTGCCCCTTAGCTGTTCACGTTCTGGGTGAAATTGACCAGGTACTGACCAGTGATGCGCTGGCGTAACAGCAGGTTTTCCAGCGGTGGGACCGGCGTATAGTCGTAATCAATGACCAGTTTCCCGGCTTTCAGCGTGTCCTTGTCGTTGGCTGCATCATCGATCCAGGCATTACCGTCAATGATGTAGCCGGGTGATTTCAGCTCACGGAATTTGGCCTTGATACCTTCCAGGATATCTTTGGCCAGTGACGGGTGCAGTGGCATGTCAACGGCCCACATGTGTGCCTCTGCCATTGTGTCCGCCAACACCTGCGCAGTGCGGGTGTAGTTTTCAAACTGGAACAATGGATCATCGGAACAGGTGCGTGAGCCCCAGAACTTATAGCCATCTTTGCGGATCAGTGTAGTGACGTCGTTCTTGTTCAGCAGGTTGGCATCGGTGGCGCTGTCCTGCAGGTCCCAAAACACATCCGCACTGATGCCGGTCACGCCATTAACGCCGACGTTTGAGAGCGTTTTGTGCCAACCGGTCTGCTGGTCAATTTTGGCGCGCAGCCCCAATGCGCGGGCGGTAGCGAAAGCCTTCGCGTCTGCATTGGTCACAGTGTCCCAGCTCAGAAAATCTGGCCAGATCAGCATGGCTTCGCGCTGACTGAAGTTCTCGCGATACGCGATAGCTTCGGAAACCGTCTTGCAGCCATAGGCGCTCAGATAGGCGAAGGCGCGCAGGCTCTGCGCTACTGACAGCAATTCAGTGGCAACAGCCTTACTGTCGTGGCCAGGTACACCCAAAATACGCGGCTTCACACCTAACAGACTTTGCGCAGCCAGCAGGGCTTTCATGCCGGTTTTCTTGCCCGTGGCGGCGTCGACACCGCCGATGATGTTGGTTGTGGTTTCCGCCTCTGTGTCGCCTTGTTCAACACGGACAACAACGGTAACAGGTTTAGCCTGGTCGGCGATGGCGTCTAGGGAGCGGGCGAGGGTGCCGGTTTCGCCGGCCTTGCCGCTGGCGGCCAGAACATCGGTCAGCAATACAGGGGTGTTTAGTGGGAAGGCCGCAGCATCGGCATCGTCGGCGGTACAGACCATCCCCACAATTGCGGTGCTTACGGTTGTGATTGTGCGGGTGCCCTCGTTAATTTCGAGGACACGAACGCCATGATGATAATCTTCAGCCATCGGGCGGATCTCCGGTTCCGGTTAAGGTTTCTCCGCTATGGTGTTCGCTGATGGCGTCAAGTGCATGCGCTGGGCATTGTGTGGAAGCTGGCACAATGGCCAGGTGTCTTGCTGTGGGGGCTATGTTTTTCCGGTATGGCCAATATAGTCAATGATGGCTGTGCTGCAGGAAAAAATGAAGCCCCGGCATGGGGCTTATGCTACACGGTGCCAAAGCATTTGCAGCTTGTGCCGCTCAACGATACTGACCGCCTGGCCCTGGCCGAGTGCGTCAGTTTTCCCAGAAACGGGGTGCCCGTGGGGGCCTAACTCCATTTCGTGGTCATGTTCGCCGGCTTCGTCCGTGTCACCTTCCTGATAGGGGTCGAAGAATACCCGATTGTTACCGCCCAGTTCATAATCACTGTTGCGTTTAGGTACGCCATGATGAACGTGCTTACCACCAAGCTTGGTACGCTTCGTCCCTAGGTCGGTATCTTGTGCTGTCCCTGATACGTTGATTTCTTCCGCTGGCAGATTGTTCCGCCCGATGGTCACAGTGTCGCTGCCACCTTGCGTTCCCACGTCAGAACCGTCCGCCTTCGCCGTTCTGATCGTCAGGTGTTCGCCGGCATACTCCCATGTTGACCACGGCCAGCGTTCGTTGGGGTTTAGGTTTTGGTTGAACAGTCGGGAGGTGCCGACTGGGTTATCCAACTCCCATGCCTGACTTACCGCTTCTTCGACCGCTTCTTTGATTGCCGCTTTGATCGCCGCGGGTGTGGCGGCGAGTTTTTCGCTATCGCTGTCCGTGGCGCTGCTCAATTGAGTGAAGCCTTTGGCCTCTAGCGTGGCGTCTGGGTGGTTACGTGATTGCTCATGCTCGCCAAGCTGTTCATCCGCATAATCTTTTGCAGCATCCTCTGCGGCCTTTACGCTCTCCGTGGTGGCGAGCACCACCGATGGGTCGATCAGCGTCTCAACGTCTGCTGTGCTGCTGACCTGCATTTGCATGCGAATAACCTGATAGCGGCCTGAACCTTCTGCCAGCAGCGGCTTATAGGTTTCCGGCATGTTACCGGCGGCAACGCATTTCCCCTCATCGTCAAAGAGCGCGACTTCGCGCAACCAATAGCCGCCGATCTGCGGTGGCATGATCATTTCGGCTTCTATAACGTTGGCGGCATCGTCAGCGATGAACAACTTATTGAGCTGCCCCCGGTATTTCTCGTTGATTAACCCTGTCTGTGATGGCGATGGCACTGGCAGCGTACCGCCACCGTCGCCGACGGCCATTGACGAAATATTGACAGGCGTGCCGCTTACGGCGGCTGCTGCCAGCCGTTCATTGCCGTAGTCGGTTGTCAGGACGATGTATTTTCTACCGCTCACGCTGCACCCCTTTTTACACGTTCATTGCCGCATCGTTTTTCATCTTGTTTTCGTAATCGATAACAAGCTCGTTTGGCATCCATTCGTCGACAAGAGCGATTTCGTGAATGAAACCCCGGGCGAAAGTTCCGGCATTAAAGGTCCCGAAAAAGCTAGCGGCTGAGTTTTGGACGGACGTCGGTCCTTGTGACGTTAGCGCTATGTTCTCCACGAATTTGCCATTCTTTCTGACCTCCATCACGCCAGCAGCAAAGTTGATCCGCGTCGTTAACAGGAAACGCTCACCGCGCGCGGCGATGGGGGCGCTTGCCGCTTCAGCCTCACCCGCCACACGGCGAACCTTCAGGCCATCCGCGTTTAGGCTAATAAATGATTCAAATGTCGTAGCGTCTTGGATACGAAATAGCGGGCCTGTGGTGGTTGAGTCCGCACTTAGCAGGCCGGTTAACATGAGGGTAATCGCTGGCGTAGTCAGGAACCCGCCCAACGCGCAGCGGCCTTTTCTGACACTGCCGTCGCCATAGGCGCCATAAACATCGGCCACATTGAAATATTGATACAAGACACGCTGACCAGACAGGCTTAAGAAGTTTGCCTGGTTTCCCGACAAGTCCACCCCAACGGCGATAGGCTGTCCTGATACGGCCACGGCCGTTGTCATGGCATCATCCTGATACAGCCCGGCGGGTGTTGTGAAATCAAATGCAAATCCCTTTTGCCCAGCTTCGAACATTTGGCCGAAATCGCTGGGCGGGGATATCCAGTATTTAAAATCATCGTCATATAAAAATTTAGTTGCTGAAGGCATCGTGATCACCAGTAACAGAGTCTGAAAAGGATTTTAGAAAATGAGACGGAGCGTTGCTGAGTCTGCGTGCTGCTCGTACTTAACTGCAGGGATGGCCGATATAATCCGTCCTGCCAGTTTCCACGGTCATACCAAATTCCAGGATCGCCATTCATATGATCGCCCTGGGTAAAATAGACGGCTTTGTCTTCAGGCCGAACCGTGATGCCCAAATTCTTAGGCTTGGTCGCATAGTTCCCATCATTGAGCGACCATACATAATCAAGCTGTCGCTCATCGCCGGAGGGAAACACTTTCGCGAAGTGTTCCGGCACCGTTGTCGATTTTCGGTACATACCGGCGCCGCCGTTCTCATCGCCAATATAAATATTTTGGGTCTGCTGGCTAACCTGGCTTGTCATGGAAAATACATAGAAACCAATCTCGGAAAATAAATCCGTTTTCACTGATTTTTTCGTGCGAATAGAAACGACTGAATCGTCGCTTGGCACTGTTATTCTGCAAATTCCCTTAGATACGGAGGTATCCAAAAATTCAATCGTATGCTCCCCGACGATTTCCAGAAAATCGGGTATGGCAGGAGATAACGCCACGTCCCAGATAAACTCATGCTTATCTTTCCCGTAAGTTTCACCGCGCCCATAAGAATCAAATAGCATGTCGGAACCCTCCAATAATGTTAGCGCCAGCCCCTGATGCGACATTTACCCCCATAGATAAAAACACATAGACGTATTTATCATCGACATAGTAGTTACTCATACGCACGTCCATGGACTCCCAGCTTTCCTGAGGTGTCCAAATGACCGTTGGCAGGCCGATGAATCGCTTATAGTCAGCTGTGACAGGACCAGCGACGATCGATACTGTCGCCGCCTCGGTTGCACTTCGGCGATTCCAAAGCTGGCCGACGGCCATTCTCATGCCATTAACAGTAAACCCAAACAGTCCGAACGGAATGGTTCTTAAACCCTGATATTGCGTGCCAAACGTCGCTTCATAATTGCTGCCGACATCGCGGTAATCGCAATACCAGTTATTTGTGATGTGGCCGTTAATATTGATGCCACCCAGCGGCCCGCCGCGATGCCGCCAAATCGTTGTTAGTCCATACCCCGTGCCACCCAGCGCACTACGCGCAATGAGTCCATCCGGGGTATCACAGGGGTAGAAATACCCGGAGTGCCCGTCGCCAACGTTCTGATTCCATTTATCCAGAATGAAATTCGGGTCTTTCGTCCAGTTAACAGCGTCATCGCTATAGGCACAGAGTGTTGATTGGATCCCTTTCGCCGAAATGCTGTCGTTAGGGCCATATTTGGCTGACTGGACATGGTAATACATAACGAAATGCTGTCTGAATTCACACCAGCGCACAGCCGGGGTTTCTGTTTGTTCGGACGACGGGTCCAGATAAATGCGCCCCTGGCTAACCCATGGCCCCATGGGATCATCAGCAGTAGCCATAAAGATGCCACCCGCTGAACCGTGGTCCGTAGACCAATAGGCGTAGAG